ATTGATTTCGGCTATGCTTTCATCCCAGATTTTTTGTCCGTTGAGAGTCACGCCGCCCGGCATTTGTATGCCTTCGAACTTTTTAAGATTCTCCCCCCATTGCCGTTTGATCAACGCAGTGGCATAGCGTTTTAGGAACCAGTCGTTGTACACATCGGGAAATTCTGAGGGATTGAGAATGCGATAACATTCCACGATGACATATTCACCGGGATTGACTTCTTTGTCCCAGGCCATTTCTACGTACAATCTATTGGTGTGACGACTGAATTCCACAGTTTTTTGTCCCACCAACAGCATTTCAATCAAACTTAAATGTGATTTAATCTGCTGATAATAGATTATGCTGGTGCTTAGCAGGTCAAAAAGATCGTTGAGTCTTAGCTGATACCGAAGATCAAACATGTAGTCCATGCCAGTCTTGGTGTCAGTGAAGGGCAATACTCGCACTACATTGATGATGGCATCGTTGAGTTGGATATACCGATTATCCATGTCACCCAGAGCAATGCTCACCATGGTGGCGGTACCCGCACTGCGATTGCCGGTCAGTACATCGCCGGCCACAAACGTACCTCGAATGTTCTGCAGCAGCAAAGTGGTGCCAGTACTGGTGTTGCCCGGACCTTCCTGTGTAACCAAGGCAGTTGCTTGACTGATCGACCCCGTGATGGTTTCGCCCAGGGCAAAAAGATTCACTGTGCTGGACACTGCGTTGGAAGTCACAGTCATACGACTAGCGGTTATCATGTGTTTCATGAATATCCGCTGTACGGCGTCGTAATGATAGTCACGATAGTATTGGAACGCATCGTCGATGCGATCTTCAACCTGATCGTCATCGACGTTGATTTCCGTTACTGGATGTCCGAGTTTCCTAAGACAATAATCAATGAGCTGTTGTCGTGTTGCTGGTGCGGCCATCGTGCCTCCTTAGGCCTGGGCTTCGGTCCAGCTTAGTCGAAGACCCCGAAGAATTGTAGCTGATGTTGTAACACTGTTGGCTATAATCACCAACACATCGGGACCATTGGGGAAACCAGGTGTTGTACTGCTACCATCACCACCCAGCATGCCATTGCCAAGATCTCGAACTTCGTTGAGTTCGTATGTCTGAACTCCGCTGTCGGCAAAGAAACTAAAAATCTGTTCGCCGCCCTGTATGGTGGTGTTGTTGCTGGTCATGTCAATGACCTGAGCCAACGAACCTGAGCCAATGCTGGTCAACACCGAAGTGAATCCCCAGGTATCAGGAATCACCGGAGCTCCCGCACCAGTGAATCGTGTGGGATTCAATACTCCAGTGATCAACATTGGACCCGTGGAGTTGGTGCCAATGCTAGACAATTTGAGCTGCATGCGATTAACGATTTCGCGCACACCAAAATCACCAACGACACTGTTGTCCACCGACGGTGCCAAACGAATGGCAATCACTGCAATGCTGGTGCTGGCGTTCACATTAGTTTCACGTCGTTTGCCATAACTGAAAACAATGCTTCGATCGTCGTCATAACCACCGTCCATGATTACACTGGTGCCCCAGTGCATGATCATTGGAGCACAGGTGCAGGTAATGAAACTCACGCTGCATTGTGAACTGGTATTGGCGGTTCCGCCTTCAAATTCTGATGGAACAAAACTCAAATTGCTGGTGGACCCGCCAAAGGCTCGACGATCCAGGCCAGTGAGGTTCCAGGCGTTGAGGGTGCTATTGAAGGTTTTTCCGCCATAGGCCATGACCTCCACATTGGCGCCCTGCTGCACCATGATTTCTCCGGTGGTGGGCCAATATTCTGCGTCTTTGACCACCATGGTGGTGTCGCCGCTGGCCAAGGTAACGCCGTAGCTGCTAACACTGCCGGACAGGAGTTTGCTGTATGGGCCGAGGTTGGTTACTTCGTAGCGCACCGGCAAGTTACCGCTGCGCATGTAGGCCTGATTGTTGTTGTTGTTGTTGGCCACCTTGTGACAATAAACCACATTGCCGTCGGTCATTCGGAAACCAAATCGCACAAAGCCCGCACCATACCAGGTATAATCGATGTAACACATCTGCATCTTGGTGATGTCCATTACATAGGCCGACGGTCCAGTGCCATCACATCTATCAAGATTCCACGAACTCTGTGGTGTTCTTACATTGGTGGTGATATTGCACCGTATGCCCGACACCGAGGGTCCGCGATACGGCGGCGCAATATCCATGTTGTTGGCACTATCAATCTGTGTAACTTGATAGCTTTGTCCTCGAATAACAACATAATCACCCACAACAAGATTTTTGTGGAACTTGGTATTGGTTCCAACCACGGCGGTGCTGCCACTGGTTACAGCTATTGTGCCAGGGATTTCACGAGTGCTGTTGCGGCGCACCGCAAACATGGTGGTGCCGTCGTATTCAAAATAAAATCCATTCTGCATGTCAAACATACCCACACGGTTGGACGCGCCTCTCCAGTTTTTAACTGTGACCTGACCAACACCGCCGGGACTGGTGTCCGTGGGTGTGCCTGACATGGTGTAGGTCAAAGTTTTTGCTGTGGAACTAACAAAGTTTGCAGTAAACGTACCATTGTAGGTATTGGTGGTGCCGGCATTAACTTCAATGCCTTCTACTATGATGGTGGTGCTGCTGGCAATGCTGAGATACTGTTGAGTTGTAATTTGACACTGAGTTCCAGATGAACTAATGGTGTTGATGTCAAAGCTCGGCGTAAACTTTGTGCCGGTGCTCATCTGAATACCTTTGCCGCTCTGATACCGGAAATAACGTCGACTCTGTCGAGCCGCCATGATGCCTTCCTGCACGTTTACGGTATTGATCATCACACCACCGTCACTGGCTCGATGCACAAAATTGGCTTCGGGGCGCACCATGACAATCATGTTGCCGATGGTGGGCGTGAGTGTGCCGGTTTGGATGCCCGGAGTCTGGAATCGGAAAGTTGTCGGCGTAGGTACGTCATAAATCACCCATGAACCATTGACGGTGACGGTGGTGGCACTGTTCACCAGAATCGGCGAGCCACGCAACAAACCATGTTTGCCAGTGGTGGTTATGGTGACAAACGATCCTGGTGAAGCTGCACCATTGTCAGATGCAATGGTGCTATGTATGATGCGTATGGGTTGATCACTGCGAGTGGTGATTAAACCACCGCCCTGTACGTTGGTGCTGCTGTTCTGTACGTTGCCGTTGATCTGACCTTTGGCCGTATAGGTAAAGGTTGTGGTGCTGGGCACAGTAAGCACTGGATATGCGCCCTCGGCATCAAAGTTATTGCTGTAACTGACATTGACCAAATCGCTGGTGCTTAAACCATGTGGTCCCAAGGTAGTCACCGTCATTGTAGACCGCGGAGCCTGGTTGCCGCCGGCAATGCTTACAACGTTCAAAGAGTTGGCACCACCGCGATAAAAATACGACGGATAGTTTTGAATTGTGGCCATGCTTTCCCACTTGATGGGCTGCAGACCATATTCAAAGTCAGTGTCGATCAAACTCTGCGGTGCAACCACTCGAATTTTATTGGTGGGATCCTGCATGACTTCCGACACAGTAATGCTTTGATCAGCCTGATCCTCCATGATCATGATGGGATCGGAAGCACTCATGCTGGTGGTGTCGTAGTTCACAGTAAATTGTGTGCCCGTACTGCTATACGGGCAGGTATAACTCGTGATGTTCAGGTCCGGATCGCTGAAATTAAATAACACAGTATTACTACTTTGATTTACCACCAACAGCAGTTGTTCGCGAGAAATAATGCGGTTGGGTATGGTTATGGTCTTGGTAGACGGTGAAAAAGTATAATATTCGGCTACAACTCTTTTGGCCATGTTTAATCTCCAAATACTACTGTGTTCGGTGAGAAAGGATAACGACTTCGTGTCTGTCGACTAGCGGATACATTATTTATCCGTATGTCTGCGGTCTGTCGTGGTTTTATGGGGCGATAGAAATATATTTTCGAACCTGCAACTCTAAAGGTATAGGTTCGTTCAGCCTGATAGTCCACAATCCAAGGACCAAGATTCGACACTTGCGGTACCGCAGGTGCATAGTTACGGTTACCAATCATTACAGTAAAGTCACGATTATCACCATAGTCTAATCCTTCGGTAATGGCAGTTTGCCCTTTACGAAGGATAAATTTAAAAGTCTTGTTGTTGAAACTGTTGGACACATCGTTGATGGCAAACACTGCGGTATTGCTGCTGCCTGCTGTCGGCGTCTGTGGTATCCAATTAGATCCATTCCAGGTCAAAGTTTGGCCAGTAGTAGGCGCAGTGTTACTCACACTACGGCCACGCAATGATACAATTACTGGACTGCTGGTTGAACCGCCGATGTCTCCGCCGAGCTGGATTTTTGTTTTGTTCAGCTCGGCGAAGTTAGCATCAAGTTCAGCATTGGTAAGCGGCGATCCTTTGGGGATGCGCAAAATTAATGTAGCCATGCTGCTCCTGAATTATTAACTTACAGTAATAGTCCAGGTAATTTGCAATGTATCGTCGTTACCTTTGTTCACTGGGTTAAAGGTGGTGCGGCACAGCATGGTGCCAGTCAATGTACCACTGGAACTTGAGCTGTTGAAAATACCAGCCTCAGTGACTGCCGTGGTGTTGCTAGTAAGGGTGCGCTGCGGGTTATTGGTGGTGAAGGTCGACACATAGGTCACCACACCAGTGTTGGCAGTGGCACTCTGCACATTGGCTCGGAAATACTGAGTAATATCGCCGGCAATCACTACCTCGGTCAACAGACTGGTGTCAGCCACAGCCACGGATGTGGTGCTGGTGCCGATGCCCATGTGCGTCATGCAGGATGTCAGGCTGATGGTGGTGGATACTGCGCTGACGTTGGCAGTATTGCTGGTGCCCAGCATGCGGGTAGCGATGTAGTTTTTACCGTTTTGAACCACGAGGTTGGGGATGTAGCGAGTATCCTTTACTTGCCCGTCCGGTCCGATAAGTTTGACATCAACGCTACCACGAATTTTTGTTTTCTCGTTGGTTAAATTCATGTTGATACACTCCTTGTGTTAAGAAATAATGCGCGATTCGCCAACATAATCAAATTCAAAGTAATCAATGTCAGCGACGTAATTGGTGATGCGTAGAGTTCCACGACTGATCAATGTATTTATATTATTCAATGGATCAAGATCACCCAAGGTATCGTCGAAGAATCTTGGTAGAAGTCTTGCCACACCAACAACATCATTAACTGTGGTGTCGTCTAAAAATACACGAAACACTCGTAATATTTTGTCTAAATTGTCCTGAATTTGTTGTAATTCAACCAAGGATCGTTTAAAACCAACGATTCGACGATCAACATCATTAATTGTAGCGCCATCGTTTTTGTTGTATCCGAAAGTATAACGGAAATTTTCCAAGGTAGCGCCGCTGCGACGACTCTGACCACTGGTCACTACTGTGGGGTCGCCAATCACCACAAAATCTCGATCAGTGGCTGTACCGGTGATGCTGGTGCCCCAGCCCGCCACAGTGCGCGCCACACCAAGTTTGGCAGGTTTGTTAATAGAAAAACTTATTTTCTCAATGTTACTGTCGCTGACCCGCACCGTATTGGGTAAACCAACCGTAAGAACATCGGTTTTTCGTCCAGCATAGGTAAAAAACAAATCATCTACTGCAAGTTGATCATCACGGGGCTGACGTGTAATCAATAGCTGAGTAATAACCTGACTGCCAATCACCAAACTATCTGCGAACCTACGTGCTGTACCCAGAGCCGATTCAAAGAAATCAAAGACACCGAGCTGATCCAGCTGCTGCGGAGCCACTGAAACCAGCACTGAACTTTGTGCTCCAGCCACACCATCGATGGTTTTGCGAGTAATGGTGTAGCTGGTGCCGGCCTTGGCTGGCAGGTTAAAGGCAAAGGCTGCTCTTTCTAGATCGCCGCTGAATCTTACGAGCTGTGATGTGCGGCCTGCACCGATGATCTGTGTATCGAACTGGCGATTAACAACGTCAAATCTCAGAGTCTCGCTGCTGCTTTCTGATTGTTGGTATCTTAAACTACGATTACCACCCACTACAACAGCGGCGGGTACTAGATTGTCTGCGAGTTTTTCTACGGTGTAGCGGAAATTTTCCAAGGTAGCACCGCTGCGACGACTCTGCGTAGAAGTGGTTGGATTAGTATTGAGACTTGGATCGCCGATGACAACATAGTCACCGCTGCTGGTGCCGCCGGCTACCGTAGAGCCCCAACCAGCAATGGTTTGCACTGTACCGAGCTTGGCGTTTTTGTTGATGTTGAACGTTATGTTTTCTTTGTTGCCAAAATAACGTGTGCCCGATGTAGCACCGGAACCTATGACCTGTGCATCACGAGTCAACAAGAAACTTGCATAGGTTAATCCGTCGAACACACCTACAAGATCAATAGGTACAGCGGTATCGTTGCCGAAGAATTTAGTAATAAGGAAGGATACGTTTTCCAGCGTGGTTTGTCGTTGACCGAGTCCGCTGCCGATCACAACGGCCTCGGGGAACCTGCGCACCGTACCGAAGTTTGCTACATAAAAATCAAAGACACCGAGTTGATCCGGTTGCGGTGATGTTATGGTGACCTGCACTGAACTCTGCGCATCGGCCACACCATCAATGGTCTTGCGCGTAATGGTGTAGCTAGCACCGGCCTTGGCAGCGATTGCCACAGTCTTGAATATACCATTCAAGTCCCGTGATTGAACAGTATCTTGATATTGAGTAAAACTGCTGAGGCGATCGACGTCTAAAATTTGTACTGCTGTATTGTTAAAGGTACGGTTTGATATCAGCGGACCGTTCCAGCCTCCTTCGTCACCCGACAGTCCTCCGTTGGCACCGCCGTTGCGTGTTGTTGTTCCACGTCCACCTGGTCCGTCGGGCCCAGCTGCTCCGCCACCGCCAAGATTGAGTGAAGAAGTTGTGCTGGATACACCATCGCCACCGCTGAAGCGAATCACGCCAATGCTGCTTGTTGCGCTTCCGCCCAGTGTGCGTTGACTCAATGGTGTGGCTGGAGGAGCTGCGGCCAACACACCTTGGCTGGTGTTGGTGGGTATGGCATTACTAACAACGTTGACCCAGCTGCTACCACCACCGCCACTGAATATAGTAACACTAACAGTACCAATTCCTCGGTTGCCAACTTGAACATAGATAGTTTGTCCCGAGGTTACAGCGATGCTGCTGGTAGCAGCAAATGCGCCACCGCCAGCGCCAACATAGGTATTGGGTGGGATTCCACTTTCAGCGTGTCCACCAGCACCGCCACCGTAGGCATGCAGACTTACACTGGTAACCCCCGCAGTGACTGTCCAGCTTGTTGCGCCGGCATCAAAAAATACTATGGGCGTGGTATCGTTGGCATAAATTACTACGAGGCCGGTTGATCCACCATCTGTAAGTTGTGACCCACCTACATAGTGCCCGCCGCCGCCTACAGCGCGCGTTCCGTAGGAACGTCCACCACCACGCGGCCCAAAAAATTCGTTGTTGTAGAAATACAGCGGAACAAAATCTGCCACACCCGTGGCATCAAACGCTATCAAACCACTGCGACCTGAAGCGTATATACTAGAAGTTCTGGTTTTTAAATCTACGTTGATCTGATACCGCACATTTTCCAAGGTAGCGCCGCTGCGACGACTCTGGGTTCCTGCGGGACTGATGCTAGGATCACCAATCAATACGTAATCGCCACTGCTAGTGCCGCCAGCCAAGGTAGTGCCCCAACCTGCAATGGTTCGTACCGCACCGAGTTTCGCACTCTTGTCCACAAAGTAACTGACGTTTTCCTGTGCATCGCCGCTGACGCGCCGCGCCGGCACATTGGTGCCAATGAACAGGCGATCAGTATCGTTGGCAGTTACTGTGATGTTGCCGAACACTGTGGTGGTGTTCAGACCTTGTTTCACAGGTTTTTGTACGGTCTGAAATGCGCGTTGCATTATTTCGCTGAAGTCCGGTGCACCGTTCACACTCTGGCCTTCACCCATGCGACGCGTAATCAGGAATGTTATGCGTTCTGCCGCAGTCTGTCGTTGGTCGATGCCGCTGCCAATGGTGAGGAAGTCTGCAATGCCTCGACCCACAAAAATTATGCTGTCGAACAAGTCAAACACGCCCACGGCATCGTTGTCCAACGGACCAACGGTGACCTGCACTGAACTCTGTACTCCGGGCACACCTTCTATGGTCTTGCGCGTAATAGTATAGCTGGTGCTGGCTCGAGCTATGGTGGTGAGAAAGAATGCCGCTCTTTCTAGATCGCCGCTGAATCTTACCTGCTGTGCAGTACGACCCGCACCGATGATCTGTGTATCGGTGTCGCGCTGTGTTACATCGAACCGCAGTGTTTCGCTGCTGCTTTCCGACGGCTGGAAACGGAGGCTACGATTGCCTCCTGCAACGACTCTTGCAGGCTGACCTGAATCAAAATCCGCAGCTTTATTTACAGTATATCGAACATTTTCCAGTGTAGTGCCGCTGCGGCGACTTTGACCTGAAGTTACTGTAGTGGGATCGCCGATGACGATGAAATCGCGATCCGAGGCAGTGCTGGTGATGCTGGTGCCCCAGCCTGATACAGTAATGCTGGTGCTTTGTTTTGCGTCTTTGTTAAAATTAAATGCAAGAGTTTCTTGTTTTGAGTTGTATCTTGTAGCCGAGCTCAGCGGAAATCCCACCAATACACTGTCCGACGACGTCGAAGTCTGTACTGGTAATACTTGTGATGGGCTGGTGCTGTTGGTTGCTCGGAAAAATACTCCAGAACCAGTATCAAAACCAGTTCTGTTATAGGTAGAATAGTTGATTTCAGATAAACTAACTGAATAGATGGCATGAAATGGATATCCTATACCAGAAGTATTAAATTCTACTTTCAATGCCACGGGATTTATACTTGGCACTGAAGTAAATACTGTGGTAGGTGCTAAATTGGTATTCGGAGTATACGAAAAATTAGCAATTGTCTCAGAGTTGCCTTGGCTATTGAAGGCGATTACTCTGCCAGAAAATGTTTGTAACGGTGTGCCTGATAATTTTGAGTGAGTAAATTCAAGTCTATGTTGCCGACGATCTGTGGTGATGCCATAGAACGCAGTTTGTGCCACTGTCGACAATATAACGTTACCGGTCTGTGGAAGTGTACCATAAGGTCCGCTGAGATAATCACCAACAACCCCACCGCTGGAATATTCCCAGGGCGATTTATCGAGATTTTCGGAATTACGTATGTAATTTCCAACCAGTGTCGTGTAACCAAAAGAATTGGGCACCGATACTTGAGCAATTAATTTGGCATCAAAACTACGAGCAAAAAAGTCAGGCAGAGTGAAGGCATCGGCTTTGCTCATTAAATTCTGGTATATCAAACCATCAAACACACCTACAAGATCCAGTGCCGGTGCATCGTCGGCCAGGCGTTTAATAATGAAAAAATCCTGACGAGTATCCTGTATTGTTAGGCTGTCACGTTTACCGAAATTTGGTAACAGATCGGCTTCTTCGGTGATGGTTACTGTATTTTGTTGTCGCGGTATGACTTTAAATTGATTGATTCTTAGATCTTCAAGAGCAGCAAATTGATCCCGCAGACCCTTGAAATTTCTCAGCGTAGTTTTATCAAATAGGTAGACCTGTCGCACCGGCGTAGCGCTAGCGTCGGTATTGTCGTTGATGCGCACCACATCGGCCAGACTCATCTGTCGGTTGAATTCAGGCGCTGTGGCAGTTGGTTCCAGGAACCAATTGCTGGTGCTGTTGAACGCAAAGGCTCGCCGCACCGCATACTGGTCAAAGTTCGGATTGCTATAATTAAACTGTGAAATTTTCCAGGTTACGCTGCTCTGTGACGCACTGCCGAGTTTGATGGCGACGCTGGTGGTCACGGTAAGACTGGTGCCGACCGCTGTGGCCCAGTCGTTGGCCCCGGCCCACAGCGTACAGGCCGTGACAAACGAACCATCATCGACCTTGTAGGACAATACTAGATCTTCGCCTTCATCGGGACGCTCTAATCCATTGCTGCGATTAACCACACCGGCTTGAAATTCTGTGGTGAACTCATAAACCCAACCACTGTCGTAATTACGACTCGACACTGGCGCAAAGGTTACCTGACGTTCTCCACCAAAGCCAGTAAACAACAAACGACCACCGGTTTGATCTGCGGTGTCGACAATGCTTTCAGTGGAAATAACCACCTTGGTGCGACTGATGATGGGATCGGTCAATAACCGGAAACCAGCGTACACCGGAGCTACAAACGCAGCATACAACGGCGGTTGGGGTCGATCTGGACTGATGAGTTCGGCAAGCCGTTTGGTGGCATTGTATCGATTGCGCGATGTTAAAGTGAAATTATGCGCTCGTGATTTTACAAAGAAATCTTGTGATGCATCCGGTGTGCTAAAATTATCACGCAAAACGAATCTTCCGCCAAACGCAATTCTATCAGTGGCGGTGAAGCTGTGACGTTTAAATATGGTGACGCGGCGACGCGCAACATCGTTGAGTTGTACGTTGTGCGCTCTTAGCTTGGTTATGCGCAGTCGATCCACATCGGTCAACGCAATTTGTTCGGTGCGCAGGGTGCTTAATACATAGCGTTCAATGTCGACAGAACTCAGTGCATCGTTGATGCCGCGTCCAATGATACGCGTAGTCACATCCTGTGTGGACAATGCTGTGCTGCGCACCGGTCGAGCCAGTGTTTTGAAGCTGCGTTGATCTATGATCTGTGCATCTGCAAATCCATCACGCACACCTCGCACCACTGTGAATCTGCGGGCAAAGAAATCGTTGAACCCAAAGCTGTCTCGCAGACTATAGGTCATGGTGTAGGTCAGACCATCAAAGGCTCGGAACAAATCGGTCAGTCCTTGATCATCGCGTATGCCCTTGCCGATGAAGAAACCCAGTCGATTGTCGGTGACGGTGATGAGTTCGAACTTTCTGGGCTCGGGCTGCAACGACGGCAAATCGGTGATGGTGTTGTCGTCCAGCAGCGGTCGTTGCAACAGCAGTGCGTGCAGATCGCCGACCGCTGCCAGTTCCTGTGACAGTTTGGTTATGCTGAAAGTTCGGATCGAATCAATGGATACGATGTGACGTTTATCCAGATCAGCCAACCAAGTCAACTTAGAATTGGTCACTGCAACGTCGAACAAACCACGAAGATGACCAAACTCTAACTGATCGTCAACCTGAGTTTGATCCTGCGAACTGCGTGCAATGGTGAATTGAGTTTGATCAGCAAAGTCAATGCTGTGCGATTTAAATGTTGCAAGGTCGAACCGTTGTCGATCCAGAGGGTCTATTATGTCAAACTGATACTTGTCAAAGAACAGCTGCAGTTCTTGGCCAATAATGATTTGATCATCCGCAGAACGATTGGCCAGCAGTATCAGAGAAACCAGATCATCGATGGCCGCTATGGCATCCGCAAAATTTCTCTGCGGAGCATATTGAAGAAACAAGGCTGTCACATCCAGCAAGGCTGTGCCATCCACCAGTTGTTTTACGGTGGTGATGCCCAGAGCATCCAACAGGGTGACAACATCGCGATAGTTGTTGAGATACCGATCAATGAAGCTGATGCCCGCCACTGGTTGTGCAGTGCGTGCAGTGGCTTTGATGATGCTGGTTTCAGTTACTTCGGCCGCAGTGATGCGATTCTGCGACATGGTGGCACGCCGCACAAACGCAGCAGGCATGCGAAGATCGGCCAGAGTTACCAGGCCAGTAGTGACATTGGTTATTTTGCGAATTGTCACAGTGCTACCTTGTTACGCCAGGCATGACACTCACAATACCTTCGGCTGCTCGAGTTTTTACGCCCGTAGAAGTGTCGGTAATTACGATGTCATACACATACCTCCCAGCGCGCAACTGCGCGGTAGTTGTGTCGGCTAGACTCAATGTTAATTCGCCATTGGTGGGATTGGGTGATGTAATGGTGAATGCAGCCGATGTGCTCTGCGATTCATAGCTTCGGCGAATCTGACCACTGAATCCATATCCCGATAGATTCAATGCGTCGGTGTTGCTGCTATAAAGTTTTACGGTGGCTTCGAAATCCGCGCCCTGATCAACGCTTAAATTAATTGTTATGGCCATGTTGTTGTCCCAGCAGTTGTTGCAACAGATGCTTTATTTCCGATAGATCGGTCTCGAAGTTATTTATCTTATTTTCTAGATCGTCTAACCGTTGGTGTTGCTGCTGTCGACGGCTTTTGGACTGTAAATAATTGTTGTAGGCCTCACTGTTGATGTCCACAATGGCGTTGGTGCGAGAATCACGACGCAGATGTTCGTGATCCTCGACTTTTATCAAACTACGCATGAGCAATTACTCGCAGATTTTTAAACTGCGATACCCTAGCACCATTGGTGCTGCGCATCACTATTTTAAGCTGAAACGCAGTAAATGTCGGAAGATCCTTGGGATTGCCCAATGCATCAAAGTCAGTGATGTCAATGGTGAATTCCGTGAAATCATCACGCTTGGTGGTCTTGTTAATGGTGGGCAATGGTTGGAACTGAGTCCAGGGCCGCAGAGTAAAGTCCGCGGTTGCTGGTCCGGTTTTATAATATATGTCAAAATCGGCTTCATGTGGCACCGAAGCCTGGAAAATCAGCTTGAGCTGACTGGCTGGATTGGTGAGATTAATTTTTTTGCTGCAATATTTATTTTGGATGGAACCAAAACTTGCACCAATTTCATCTACATAATTGGCCAACTGAGTCACAGTGATGTTGAATCCGGATTGAACGTTGATGACATTGCCACTGAGGAAGGCTGTGCTGCCATCGGCACTCACACCAGTAACCAAGAAACCAGTGCTGCTGTTCATGTTGTAGCCATTGACTACATCTCCGGTAGTTACAATGTAACTGCCCGGCACCAAAGCACTGAATGTACCGGCAGTGGACGACATACTGCTGGTGCCGGAATCGAAACTAATTGTAGTATTATTGGCAGTTACAACCTGTTTAATTAATACTGGTGCAGAACTAGAATTCAATGCAGGCAACACCGAACCATTGTTGTACAGCCGTGAGCTTGCTGTGGGATTGTTGATATTATGGGTGATGGTGCGCACATACAGGGTGCTTAAATCAATAACTGGGCTTACATGATCCGACGTGGAGTCCAGTGTAAACTTACCAACATAGCTATGCTGCCAAGTTTCTCCGTTGGTGTAGGTACGCGATGCGGGGTGTTTCAAAGATTCATTGATTGAGCTCAGTATGACTTTAGGTTCGTCAAACACCTTGCCAACGTTGATGTTGCCACCATCGTTTTTTACGCTGTAGTCTGTGCTACTTGAATCATAATCATAGGTTATACCTTTCACAGTATCGACATCAAATGACAATGATGTTTCTTGGAAATTCATGACCTTGGCGCCCGGCACTGCCACATGATATTGCAGATTTCCATATCCAATGACATCATTGCCTCCAGAAGATCGTTGCGGTGGTATTGTTACAGAACCCACGCCCAAATCTGCCACCGTATCTGCCAGGTCAATAACATAGCTGTTCAGTGTTACTTCACTGACCTGGAATCTAGCTACTGTGTCGTCGTAGTATACTTGATCACGTTCCAACGTATTACCAAAAATTTTGGCGACTTCTATGTTAACACCAGGGAACGTTACAGTGGTGTTTAAAGAAATTGCAGTTTCATATTGTTGTCTCCAATATTCGCTGCCAAATCGTATGTAATCGCCGTTGCGCAGGCCATGGTTAGGATGAGATACTCGCACCAAGGTGCTGCTATGCGTGAACAAGAATGGATCTGTGACCAAACTTTGTCCAGGCATGGGTTCGTTAACCACATAGGCTGTACCTTGTGTGCCGGCATTGAATACTGCGCGGTTCAGGGTAAATTTAATATCACTGAACTGATCTTCAGTCCATACTGCACCATCCTGAGATTTAAATAAACTACCAAACAAAGTCTGAAAGTTATGCATCTTGTTGGGATCGTTGATGTCAAATCCACCTAGGGTGGCGATCCAAACCTTATAATATACGCTGTCGGATTTTAAACAAAAAGCATAATATTGATCTGGCAGTAAATACACTGGTATTTCAAAGGTGAATTTTGTGGCAACGCGCGCTGAATTATCCACAGTAATTTCATCAGGATATTTGGTGACCACTGAACCCGGTACAATGTCAGAACCGCTGGGTCGACCAGTTAAATCACAGGGGCGAATTTCTAATCGAATTGGCGCACGCTCGGCAACGGGTTTTTGTGCAAAATAAATGTCGATGTCAGTGATAAATGCACCACTGCTAAATGTGTCCGGCAATTTGAAACTCTGTGCCACAGGATCATAGGGCACGGCTCGGAAGGTCTTGGTGGAATGGAAACTGTTGGTGGTTGTAACAGTAAATCCTTCCACCGTATATGTTCCAGTGGCTCGACTATCCCAGTTGTCTGCAGTATTGGTGGCATCGTCCACAATCACAATGGGTTTTCGACCAGTGATAAACCGCGCGCCGTCTTGATCTGGCAAATCCATCAATATGATCAAGGTACCTTTATCATCACTGAAGAAAGTGCCGGCGGTGCTGTCAGTGCAGACATTGTTTGGTGTGACTGTGGTTGGGTTGCTCAAAGTGCGCAGATTGTCAGTACTCACACCTACTCGGAAAGTGGCGCCGCTGTAATTGTAGCCCGCACCATTGTTGGAACTGGCATTGGCTCGAATAAATTTAGCACTGAGTTTACCTCGACCATTGACAATGTACGCTGTGGCACCTTCTTGATGCACAACCACACCGCTGCCAACTTCAACTATTTTATCAAGCACAGTCTCATACATCAACACTACTGCGCCGCGGCTCAAAGCCTTGCAATTTTTATCACGGAAACTAGCACTGGGCATGCGATCGTCGTAGTCTGTAGGATAATGCGTGCGACGCGATTTATCAACAGTGTAGCTTTCTGCATTGCTCCGCCACCGAGCATATCCGCCCCATTCGCCGGCAGTACCGGCATTGGGACGACTGGTGTTGACATCCAAATTTTCCAGCGCAGTAAAGGTCATTTTAATTGCGCCTTGGCAATAATCTCCGACATCAAAATCGTCAAAAAACACATAGTGTTCGGCTCGAGGTTTCATACCCTTCATTTTAAATACAATGGTGTTGGCTCGGCAGAACGGAATTAATTCGCTGATTGTTTCACTTTTTAACAGCGTATTTACTATGGTTTCACTGATATTATATGGACGCGCATCACCACTGTTTCGGAGGTTATTAATGGCTTGTTGTTGTGTAATGGCAGTATTTTCACTGACAATGTTGTTGATGGTGACTGGGTTGACATAGATGTCACTGTCTGGATTGATGTCGATGGTTTGTTGGAACAACAATTTTAAAAACGGCGTTACCGATATAGAAGTTGTAGCCAATGGCTGTTGCACCACTACCGCAGTGCTATAATCCAAAGTCAATAAATCACCGGTTACGCGATATCGAGCACCAGACCCGGTGCGCACACCATCAATTGCCGGCATTTCGCCCACAGTTGATGTCGGAGAAATCGCGCTTATTTTTTCACGCAGTATGAACCCATCATCAGTAATGTGTGGATATAAAACTTGATTTTGAAAATCTACGCTGAATCTTGATCCGCTTTGGAAATCTGCGTTGCTGGTATCACCAAAATTGTCCACAAAGAAACCAGTTTTGTATCGTTCCAAAGTTGGATCGTTGTTGTCGCGAATCTGCAGACTGCTGGCATTGGTTTCCAACAAACTCAGGGCAGTGGTTATTTCTAAATTTTCCAATCGTTTGTCAATACCGCCGATGTCCTTCATGGTGTATCGTCGATTATCAATTTTTTTAGTAGAAATGCTGGGCCAACCTGCCACACTGGTGTAGGGCGTCAAAGTAAGATCATACAATTGCACACAATTTTCGTTGCTGTACTCTGGTGTGGCTGGGTTGAGTGAACTAGCGGATGCCACAGTATAGAACGTGCCATTTTGATCCAGCAGGACCTTATCTTTGCGTCCCAGAAAATATGTGATGTTGGTCAAGAAACCAGTACCAAATCGCGGAGGTTCAAAATCTCCAGAATCTATGCTGGGACGGAAATCCAAACAATCTTTTAAATTAACGCCATTGAAGGTTGGCGCTTTTTCATAGGGCACATAGTCGTTGTCATAGCTGTTGTAGGCAAAATAATCGCCTGCACTGTGACTAAAATAATCATAGAATACTCGCACGCTGCCCGTAGGTACTGGTCGTCCAGGTTTTAATTTCAATGATGCATAATCATAATACGCTGATCGTTGACCATTGTCAAACGTATAATTTTCAGTGATGTCCTGCACATCAGCCGCTGTATAGGCAGCCGGCCAGGATGCCACAAAAGAACTGTACATCAATACTTTATTGAGACAATATACGTCTGTGTTGTTCAATGTCAGTGTGGATTGTTGTGCGGTAGAACTTGTTAGGTATGTAGTAGTAGAATCCACCAACAAAGTTTTTGTGCGACGTCCACCAGCCAATTCAGCATTGGTATCGCTGGCATTGCGCGACACTGGATACGACAAAGTATAATTACCCCCACTTACCAAATTGTCAGACAGTGTCACAGTAACTAAACCGCCGCCGGACTGTACAACACTGACTACTCGCAGTGGGTTGGTCAGAGCAGACACATCGCGCCGCGCCAATATAAAATAACTGGGATCGTTGGTGGCCAAGGTATCCTGTTGATTTCCACTTAATGCAGAAGTCAAAGTAAACGAAAACGAATTTGTGGCACTGACAGCCTGAAATTGATACGTAGTGTATACTTGATAGACATTGTTGCGCATGCTCTGTACAACATCTGCCACTCGATAAATCAAACTATCGTTGTCAGGATCAATGATGCTGTTGTTGATGCGAATAATTGGAAACTGCGCAGTAGTGCTGCCCAGAGTTGTGCTGTCCGGCCGAATAGCGAATCCTACGTTGTTGCTGCTGATGTAGGTCAATATCATGCGTTGATCATTGATGCTAATCAAATCACCGGCTCGAGCTTCTAAACTCAGTCGAGCATCAGTAGTGCCAGTAAGTCTGATGGCAGCGTGTGCCGGCACCGTAGTAGCATTGCCAGTAAAGTCAGTGATGGTGAACAATCCACTGAGACGTTTGCTGTTGATACCCAGCGCATAATTTGCATAAACTTCAGTGGCGAACTGCGCCACTTGACCTTGATACAAAATATCGGGCTGTAGAAGACCACTGCCAAGCACAATGCTGTTGGCGGTACCCACACCAACCACACCAATGGATGCGGTTGTAATTACACTGGTGATCAACATGCGAGTGTCGCTTAGGATCTGCGTTACTGTGCCGGTGGCATGCACACCAACGCGCACGGTATCGCCGATGCGAGTTTCGCTTAAAAATTTGGTCTGCACTGTGCCGGGAATACCCACACCAATTACTGACTGAGCCGGTACACTGACAAATATTGAAGTTGCTGTAGCCAACATTGACACCACACTGCTGCCTATAACAGTTATTGATGTTATGCTGTTGATGGCCTGCACAGTATATCGATTTGCATTTGCAGTTGAACCAAAAGTAATGACATCACCAATACGAAATTCAGAAAAATTAGCATTGGCGCCCACTGTACCGCTGGTGACTGTAAATGCGGTTCCAGCAGGTATGCTGGCGCCCGCTGTGGCACCACCGCTGTGATTCACACCACCGCTTAGCTGACATAATACATTGCTGCCGCCCAGAACTCCGCCGACATATTTCACACCGCCGCTGAGATTGTAGGCTCGGTTGATGATGCTGACACTGGTGTCAAACTGTATCACACTGTCTACATCGCGATCAAATACCCGACCCGGATCCATGCGAAGATCAAACAAACCAAGTTTCAGTCCGCCGCTGGCATCATAGTCCACAAATTTAATGCGACCCTGACCCACACGTCGACCATAACCAAACTTGAATTGATTGGCGGGATCGAAGATAGGACGATCAAACAAATACACCAAACCGCCGAGCTTGGTGTTGGGCACGCCGTAGGTACGAGTACGATCCACATAGATGTAGTTGCCTTCGGGAGTCTGCAGAGTTACGTTGTTGCTGCTGGCCGTAGTGCGGGACTTGGGCAAGGTCAAAAAACTATTGACCTGATTGTCGATTTCATAGCCCTTGACGTATGCCTTGCCGGGCCCGAATGACAACACTACGTTGCTTGAATTGGCCAGAGCCTGAATATTGGCATTGGTGGAACCTGGATCGTAGAGTCCACGATTGTTTACTGGATTGGTGTTAAATCTCCAGATTGGACCCGTACCAGCACCATCAGTCACACTGGACGATTGATCGTAACTGGCAAACGCTCCGGGTTCAGTACCACCGCTGGTGCCGCTGCGAATACATTCATAAAAACGTCCTGCCGTGCTGGCTTCAACATAGTCACCTACGGCATAATAGGCACTGGCTTTCCATGATCCGCGATCGTTTTTACGCGCTTCGCGCACATCAAATTTAAAATCGTTGACAACGTAGTTGCCGCTTTCGTCGTAGGTACGCCGCGCCAAGGTATCTTCCAACACATTGTACAACGCACGGTTTTGAATTTTTAATACAACGCCGTCAAGAATGCGCACCAGTTCAACAAAACCCGGTGGGCTTTCTTCCAAGGGCAAAGTTATGAATTCTGTGGAAATTTTATAACGATGCGCGCCAGGAGCGGCATAGTTAAGACTGCCCGAGGCATTGTCGGTCAAAGTATTGTCTTCACTTTCAGTGACAATTACTTCGGTGTATTTGATGCCGACCTTGGCGGAAATAGTAGTGGGGTCGGTTACATATTTTTCCACAATCGCAGATGCTGCTGGTACGCTGACAAAACAACCAGCAAGATAATACACACCTTCTTGGATGGCAGCTACTGCAGTATAATCATCAGTGACTGCACTGGTGGCAGCGCTGACAATGATGTTGAGTGCGGGTTCGTCGACAACATAGAGAATCTGATCGGCTAAAAATTTAAATCCAGTGATTTGATTGGATCCACCGCTGACTTGTTGATTTCCACTGTTGTAAGTCACAATCAAAGTATCAGGATCAATGCCATTGCTGGGTATGGCTTTGACTACAAAGGCTCGCAGACCAGTACCATCTGTTTCTGCAGAAATTTCCTTGCCTTCGAGATAGCTAAGCTCCTGTACTCCCAAATTGCTGCTGCCCAGTTTGATGTAACGAGCTCGAGGATGATAGGTTACTTGACCTGGAATCACCACGCTGCCTTCTTTAAATACGTGATTACCAAATTTAGTGATTTGATCCTGCAGTATAGTCTGCAGTTGATTCATCTCTCGGGCCTGTACGGCCACACCGGGACGAAACAGCACACGATAGAACTGTTTTAGTTCGTCAAAATCATCAAAATATGGCGATTGATTGAAATCCATGGTTATCCTTGATGCCTTAGAAGTTTATGACAATGTTTAGTTTTTCGTTCTGACCGGCTTGCCGTGTTACTGGCTGGCGATAATCCAGATACAACATCTCGCCGCTGTAGGGCTGAAGTTCTGGTGCATACAACGTTACACCGTTGCTGCTGTTTATGGTGTTGCTGTAACCCGCTCCAGTGACAGGTTCACCGTTTTGGAATTGTCGCAGTTTACCAGTGCTGGTGTTGATGGTGCTGTTCAAAATAGCATTGGGTCGATCTGCCGGCACGGGTTGAATATATTGTAGCTGAGTAGTACCAGAACTAACAAATACTGCGATTCCGACTGCACCGCTGCTGCCTCCGGACAGCACAATGTCTGGAGTAATAGACGTCGTTGCACTCATGTTCAACGATTCGGTGATTCTACCAGTGGTGGCTGTAGCCACAGTACCAGTGCTGGTGATCTGATCAGTGCTGTACACCAGGGGGTTTCTAATCAAAGCCACACTACGAAAATCCTGGTTTACCGGAAAGTCGTTGTTGGCATAGCCGCTGATGGTGCCGGCAATCATGACATTGAAGGCTGAACATTCTTGCCGTAGATTGTTGCCATGTCCGCCTGCAGGCGCGATAATTGCAGTAGCGCTGGCTGCTGAACCCACACCATTGATGATAACTTTGGCCCAGGTATAGTTGCGACCTGGATTAGTCACAGTAATGGTACTGAGACTAGAACCACTAATTACTGGTGTGGCTGCAGCGCCTTCACCGTCGCCATAAATGGTCAGAGTAGTGTTGGATGAATTATACCCGGTTCCCGCTGCACTCACTAAAATAACATGAATGCCACTGCTGGTGGACACATTTTGCGTTGTTGGTACTGGAATGTAGCTAGCCGTAATGTAATCGGCTTCTGCGGAACTAATGTTGTAGAGATATTTCCAAATGTAGCCATCGGCCGTAACTTCCGGCGCTGCACCCGTGGTGGTGGGCTGCACTGTGCTAAAACTACCGGCAGTATTGAGTGCGCTGCGACCATTGAACAAGCACTTATAGACATTGCCCGTACTGGTGACATACACAACCATGTTGCTGTCTGCCAGATTAAATACCCCGTTGACGGTGGGATCGCTGGCATTGATGTTGTGCTGATACATGTCGTATCGGGTATTGGGTAACCAATTGTAGCGGGTAGTAGCCAACCGAACATCGCTGTTGTTCAATCTCAGTCCAGCCATGGCATCGCGCCAAAACGATGACTCATTGAGATAATTGTCGTAGGGATTGGGCGGATTGTTGTCCGCAGGCGTTCCGCTGGCCTGATTGCTAAACGTAGTGCTATAACTGGTGTCGCTCCAGCTCTGCGGCCGCCCAATTACAAGGTATATACTGTCGGTGCTGAAAGTTTGAGCAAAACTGCTGGCAGCTGCTACACGAAATTTATTAGTTACAATGGCCATGTCTGAACCTACGTTAAATGTATAGAGTTATTTATCTTATTTTCCAACCATAGTAA